CCCAGCCCCGGCAGCATCCGCTTGAGGTGCGCCAAGTTCCCACATCCTGGCTGAAGCCATATGACGGCAACGCCAAGCTGCACCCGCCGGAACAGGTGGAGAGGTTGGCTGCGTCCATCAAACGCTTTGGCTTCACCAACCCCGTGCTGGCCCAGCCGGATGGGACGCTGATTGCCGGACACGGGCGGCAGATTGCGGCAATGCACCTTGGGCTGGAATCAATCCCGTGCATCATCCTTGAGGGTCTGACCCCGGAGGAGGCCAAAGCCTATTGCCTTGCCGACAACCGATTGAGTGACCTGGGGGAATGGGATGCGGCTGCGCTGGAAGCGGAGCTGCTTGCCTTGGGCGAGGGTGACCCCAGCCTATTGGCTGACGCTGGATTTACACCCGGTGAGGTTGCCGACCTCTTGGATGACGGGATGCACGGGGAGGAAGGGGATGAGGGGGAGATGGGGGTTGAGTCATTCCGCTGCCCCCATTGCGGTGAGGTGATTGGGAGGGATGAGTGATGCCAACCCCCGTTGAATTCGCCCAGCGTTGGGGCATCAGCATCCAGCGGGTGGGGGCGTTGCGGGAGGCTGGGATGCCGATGGATTCCTTTGAGGCAGCGGAGGCTTGGCGGGCCACCCGCAAGGGAGGGGTGGCGCAAATGAAAACCCAGGCGGTCAAGGGGGCCATTGAGGATGGGATGGGCGGGGAGCCGGGTGGGGATGTCCCCGCCTTTGATGCCCTGCTGGACATGGATGATTTTATTTCCCAGCTCAACTTCCAGCGGGACATCGTGCGGATTAACCGGGCGCAATATCTCCGGGCCTTGAGGGAAAACAGCCCGTCAGCCTCCAAGCATTACAATTCGCTTAACAAAGCCATCACCCAGCTTTTTCAAATCCGGGACAAGGCTTTGGGGCATGGGCTGGCAACCAAGCAGCTCATCAACGCACAGACGGCCCTGGACGGGATGCGCCGTGCATTTGCCTTGATGGTCAGCAAATATGAGGCGGCTGAAATCCCTATGGCAAAGGAGGCCAACCCTGGGGATGCTGGGCGGGCATTGGGGGTGATTCGGGCCGGGAGGCTCAAGATACAGCGTGAGGTGTTTGAGATGGCGCAAGCCGCCGCCGCCAGCCTCACCGGGAAGCCGGATGCCCTGGCTGGGCTGGATGCGGTGCAGGATGCCATTGCGGAGGCCAACCAAGCCCTTGAGGTGCAGGGGGTGGGCGAGGATACCCCCACGGAGGAAAACCCGCCAGCAGACCCCACCACGCAAGCGGAATGACCAACCCAAAGGCTGACCTGTTTGCTCTGCAATTGCTGGAGCCTTTCCGTCCCAAGGATGAGCAGACCCCCCTGGCTTGGATGGAGGAGCATTGCCGCTTCCTCCCCGGCCCGATTGGGTCTTTCCACGCCATCCATTCCCCTTGGCTGGTTGGCCCCATCAATGCGGTGTTTGACCCGGAAACAAGGATGGTGGTGAACCTTGCAGCCATCGGCTCCGGAAAATCCGTTTTCGTGGCGGTGGTCACCGCCTACATCTTGGGGAAGGCTCCGGCTGATGTCATCGTTTATCAGCCCACCAATGACAACGCAAAGGGGTTTTTCCGTGAGACGCTCAAGCCCGTGTGGGAGGGTTGCCCGCCCGTGGCCTCCCTCATGCCAAGCGGCAAGGATGTGACATGGAAGCACCAGCGGATTGGAACCAGCCAGGTGTGGACGCTGGGCGCAGATGCGGAAAGCAATCTGCAAAGATACCATGTGAAATGGGTGTTCATTGATGAGGCTTGGCAAGTTGCGAATAACAAAGGCTACATCAGACAGGCAAAGGCCCGCACGATGTCATATGGCTTTCTTTCCAAGGTGGTGCTGACGGGGCAGGGCGGGACGGAGGGGGACGATTACCAGCAGGAATGGCTGCAAACCACCCAAGAGGAATACCATTGGAAATGCCCCCAATGCTCCCATGTCCAGCCTTGGAGCTGGGACACCATCAAGCTGCCGGATGGCGGGCTGACCGCCGATGGGGTCAATGAGGGTCTGATTGCCCGTGAAACCAAGATGGCCTGTGCCGGGTGCGGTCACCTCTTTGATGACTCTGACCAGGTGCGGCATGACCTTAACCAAACCAGCCTTGCCCTGCCGGGGCATGGGTATGTGCGGATGAACCACAATGCCCGTGATGCGTTCCGTGGCTTCCATTGGAATTGCCTTCCAGCCCGCCCGTGGGGTGAGGCTGCGATTGATTGGGCCAAGGCTAAATTGGCGCAGACCAACGGGGACGAAACCCCTATGCAGATTTTTATGACCAAGCAGCTGGCCCATTTCCATTCCTCCCAAATCATGGATTCCACGGATGAGGTGGCCCCTGGCTCATTCAAGTTGCGTGACCCGTGGGAGGATGAGGCTGGTTTTGACATCTCCACTCGCACCATCGTGCCTGTGTTTGCCCAAGGGGACACGGTGTGCCGCCTTCGCTTTGCTGGCATTGACTGTCAGCGTGACGGCTTCTTCATTGCGGTGCGGGCCTATTCCGCAGACGGGCGCAGCCGCCTCATTGATTGGGGCTTCTTCCACACCATTGATGAGGTGGACGGGTTCCGCAAAAAGCATGAGGTGGTTGCCCCGTTCACCTTCATTGACAGCGGTGACCAACAGGATTTCGTCCACCGGGTGGCGGCAAAGATGGGGTGGCAATGCACACGGGGTCACAGGAAAAACGAATACCCCTGGCCCACCAAGATGCCGGATGGGACGCTGAAGGTCAAAGCCCGCCCCTACTCCAAGCCCCGTGAGATTGAACCCTTTAAAGGGATGGTCACAAAGGTGTATTATTTCGGCAACCTCCCTTTCAAGGATTTGCTTTGGCGGCTCCGGCGTTCCGGGGTTCACCAATTCCCCTTGGATGCCGGGGAGGAATACAGGAAACAGATGGCTGCGGAAAGGCGCACCAAGACCGCTGCGGGAATCCCCATTTGGAAATGCCCCAAGGGGAGGGCCAACCACCTTTGGGATTGTGAAACCCTGCTGATGCTCCCCGCCCTGGTCTTTGGGCTGGCGGGTGAAAGCAAGATGACGGAAGGCAAGGTGACGGAGCCGCCGCCGGAGCCGCCCACCGCAGAGGATGACGGGGAGGCTGTGGATTGACACGGGCGGTAAATACAAATGGCAAAGGGGCTTTTCATCACCTTCACAGAGGCACAGCTGCTGACCCTGCGTGACAACGCATTTGCCGCCCTGTCAGCCGGGTCACAGGTGGTGAGCTGGTCAGATAGCGGAACCTCGGTTGGCAAAACCATCACCCTCCCCACGGAGACGGTGCTTGATGAGGTGAACCACGCTCTGCGGGTTCGCTTCCCCCTCACCTACGGGGCCAAGCTGCGCCACCTTTCGGCTGACCTGTCGAACCTCGACCAGCCTTGAGCCTTATGCCCGGCATCCTGTCCAACCTACTCCCCCGCATCAAAGGCTTCTTTGGTGGTGGCTCCCAAAATTATGAGAGCGTGAGGATTAGCCCCGCCCGTGTGAGGGTGCAGCACACGGCCCCTGGTGACTTGACCCAGGAGCAGACCCCTGCCGACCAGCGGGAGCTGCTGCGTGTCATGCGGGCGATGGAGAAAAATAGCCCGTTCATTGCCGCCCTCATCAACGCCCATCAAACCTATGCCGTGGGGGACGGGTTCCGCTATCAGCCCCTTACCAAAAACCCTTCCTGGAATTCAGCCGCCAAGGAACAGGTTGAGCTGTTCCACGCCCGCCCGGAAATCACGGGACGCTACACCTGGAACCAGCTGCTGCGGATGTCGGCCCGTGCCATCTTGGTAGATGGGGAACTGTTTTTCATCCGCACCCGCCACAAGGATGGTGCGCCCTGCCTCCAGGTGGTGGAGGCCCACAAGGTGGTGCAGCCCGACATCACCAACCAGCGGGGTTGGGTCAATGGCATCAAATTTGACAGGCAGGGAAGGCCCACCACCTACGCCGTCCAACAGGATGACGGTTCCTTTGCCTATTACGGAGCCGCCTCAATTATCCACCTTTATGACCCGGAGCGCACCACCGGGGCAAGGGGCATCAGCCGCATCCAAGTTGCCCTCAACTGTCTCCGGGACAAACGGGAAATCATGGAGGCAGAGCGTCTTGCGGTCAAGGAATTCAGCCGCCGCACCTTTGTTTTGAAAAGCCGCAGCGGGGAATTTGACCCCTCCGATGCAGACTTCTTTGGCTCCGGCGGCAAGGCTCGCAAGGCACAGGTGACCAACCCGGAAGATGTGTCCCGTGCCTTTGGCGGTCTATCAATGGCGATTGGTGCGGATGAGGAATTGCAAGCGTTTGAAACCACCCGGCCCAATCTGAATGTGCTGGCAATGTCGGAAGCGTTGGAGCGTGAGATTGCCAACGCCACGGGCATTTCCTCTGACTTCCTTCTTAACCCCACCAAGATTGGTGGCCCCGTTGAACGGCAATTCAGCGCAATGGGCCGTCTGCTGATTGACGGGCTTGAGCGCAAGGCCACCCAATATGTGATTGCTGACCGCATCACCGCCGGGGTGCTTCCTGCCCAGGATGGCTGGGAAAAGATGGCCTTCAACCAGCCCCGCCGCCTTTCCATTGATGTGGGCAGGGAATCTCTTGCAACTGTTCGTGAATTGGAAGCGGGCATCCGTAATCTCCAAGATATCATTGAGGAGGGTGGGGATGATGCGGAGGCCCAAATCATTGCCCGTCTTGATTTCAAGGCTTGGTGCAAGCAGGTGGCAGAGGAGCGTGGGCTGACATATGAGGATATATCAATGCCCACGGTGTTGAGCCAGCCCCAGCCAGCTGACCCCGCCGCCCCCTCCCCTCTCCCTCCCTTTGCTGGGCAGGAGTCTGACCCCGAACCCTCCCCCGCAGACTAATACCCCAATGCTCTTTTCCAACATCATCACCGCCACCCGGCGGGGAATGTCCGCTGAACCCATTGCCGCCACCGCCTTTCTTCGGAAGGTGGAAGCATTGAGCCAACCGCAATCCTCATCCATGCTTGAGGCTCTGCTTGCCAGCATGAAGCCGCAGGAAATGGAGGTGCAGGGCAAGGTTGCCATCATCCCCTTCAAGGGTTTCACGGGCTTCAACCTCTCCCCGGTTGAGCGGGCTTTGGGGATGGTGGATGTGGCGCAGACCGCCAGCCAGCTGGGGCAAGCCTTGGCTGACCCGCAGATTGGTGCGGTGATGTTTGATGTGGACAGCCCTGGCGGGTATGTGGTCGGGGTCACGGAATTGAGCCGCATGGTTTCCGGGGCCAAGAAGCCCATTGAAACTTGGGGAACCTCCATCCATTCCGCTGCCTTCCATTCCACCGGGGTTGCCCAGCGGGTGTGGGGGATTGAGTCGGGAGACTATGGAAGCATTGGCTCCATGATTGTGGTTGAGGATATCTCTGAAGCCGCTGCCAAGGCTGGCATCAAGGTTCATGTGATTTCCTCCGGCTGGGCCAAGGGTATGCTGACCCCTGGCGCACCCGTAACCACGGAGCATTTGGCGTTCCTGCAAGATTACATCAATGAGGATGCCGCCATCTTCAAGGCTGATGTGAAGGCGGTTCGCACCACCGTGCCGGATGAGGCCATGCAGGGGCAATTCTTCACGGGCCGCAAGGCGGCGCAGCTTGGGCTGCTTACGGGCATTGCCTCAAGGCAACAGGTCATTGACCGCCTCAACCAACAGGTGGGCGGTTGACACGCTCGGTAAAGATAGAAACCGACATGACGCTTGAGCAAATCAACGAAACGCTGACCAAGGAGCTTAACACTCTGAAGGTTGAAGCCGCCTCTGCCGTTGCCAAGCTGGGTGACACCGAGAAGCTGCTGGCTGAAGCCACCGCTGCCGTGGTTGCCCTCGACACCCTCAAGACTGAACACGCCAACACCGTCAAGGCTCTTGAGGAGGCCACCGCCAAGGTTGCCGCTTTAGAAGCCGCCGCCGCCCCCGCCGCTGCCCAGGCCGCTGCGGTGGTTGCCGCCTGTGGCGTTGACCCCGCCGCCATCTCCCCGGAAGCCCCGGAAGCCCCCGCCGCTGCCAAGGAAGCCACCGTGCTTGACCGCTGGCAAGCCCTCCCGGTTGGCTCCAAGGAGCGTGCCGCCTTCTTCAAGGCCAACAAGACCGCCATTCATGCGGCTCTGATGGGCCGCTGATTTTCCCTTTTCTAACCTTAACCCCTAGTAAATATGTCCAACACCTACAATGCCGACCTGCTGGTTGATACCATCAGCGAGCGTTCGCAGACCATCCTCGGCTCGGCCCTTGCGCCGCTCGCCGCTTTCTCCACCAATTTCTCCGATGAGGTGAAGCGTCCCAAGGACACCATCCAGGTTCCCCTTGTGACCGCCACCGCTGCGGTTCAGACCAACCCCACCGCCTTTAACGGCATCGGAGGCACTACGGTTGGGGCAGCGGAAATTTCCCTCTCCCACAAGTATCTGCCCTTTGGCCTCTCCTACGCTGACCTTCAGAATGGTCGCCGCCTTGAGCAGCTCATTGACATCCAGCTGAAGGCTTTTGCGGATGACCTTTGGAGCGTTGCCACCGCCCCCATCACCACCGCCAATTACGGTGCTGCCGTGGTTGAAAAGGACTCGGTTGATATCAAGCCCACCTCCGGCGACCTCCCCAAGCTGTGGGCCGCTATCCACAAGGCCCGCCGCAAGGCTCTGATTGTTGACCCCACCATCTACTCCAACCTCATCCCCACCACGCAGGAAAGCCTCCCCCTCTCCGCTGGTGCGTATGGCTTTGACGCTGGTGTGTTCTACGCCACCTCCTTCCCCTCGGAGGCTGGCCTTGAAGGCTTCGCCATCTGCCCGGAAGCGGTTGCCGTTGCCTCCGCTGCCCCTGCGCTGGATGGCTTCCGTGAGGGCATGATTGTTTCCCAGGTGGTCAACATCGAAGGCATCAACCTCCCGGTGTATTGGAATGTGTGGGCTGACAAGACCACCCGCAGCATCGTTGCCAGCGTTGAAGTCATGTTCGGTTCCGGCAAGGGTATCACCTCCGGCACCGCTGCCCTCATCATGCCCGCTGCCTAATAAGGCAACGGAATGACCAAGGGGGCTGGCCTAGCGGCTGGCCCCCTTTTGTTTGCCCCTGCCGTGGGGCCATAGGTTGACGGCACAAACAAAAACCCCAACATCCCTCATCCCTCATTCATGTCCCTCTTTGACACCTTTGCCGCTGACTGTGCTTATATCCTAAATGAGATTGGGCGCACCGTCACCTTCCGTGGGGTTGAGGTTAAGGTGATTGTTGCGGAGCCTGGGAGCGCAGACCTGTTGGCGGTGGGCGGTTTCTCCGCTGCATCCTCCACGCAGACTTTCAAATTTCTCCGGGCCTCCTATGCCGCCGCCCTCCCCAATGAGGGTGAGCTGATTACATATGATGGCAAAAAGTATGTGATTGGGGATGTTGACTCTCGGCCCCTTGCCCCGTGGGTCAAGGTGGATGCCAAGCGTTGGGACGCTTAAGCCCATGCCCGTTGCCCTCCAAGCGCACACCAAAGCCTTTGACAAGGCGATGGCTGACCTTGTGGCTGGGATGAAGAAGGATGCCAACCTGGAGATGCAGCGGCAGGCCAAGCTGCTTGCCTTTGACATTGCCACCACCACCCCGCCCCGCCCCAAGGGTGTGAAGGGTCTTGCCGCCTCCATCCCCAAGGTGAAGGCAAAGCAATGGATGAAGGTGGTGAAGGGGCTGGTAAAACCAGCCTATTCAATGCGGGTCTTGGATGTGGCCCGCCGTGGGGACACGGATACGCTGTGGGGCATTGCCAAGACCAGCAGCCGGGAAAGCGTCATGAAGGTTGGGGCCATCAATCGCATCGTGAAATCAGCCGGGAAAGATGCCGTGACCGCCATGAAGAATTTGCGCCAAATCCTCAAAGGCAAGATGGGGGGCGGGGATGTTGCAGAGGTTTATCAAGACATGAGCGGCAAGGCAATGTCCCACTATTATGACCTTGTGAACGAATTTGGGAAGTTGCGTGGCAAGAAGAAGCTTGGGCAAATCTCCATGAGCCGCCGGGTCTATCTGCGGGAACCCATCAACGCAGAGCGGAAGAAAATCATTGCCGCCTATCTTCCGACCATCGGCACGGTCAAGGCGGGCTGGGTGCAGGCTGGCATGGCAATCCCCATCAAGACCGCCCGCAAGCCGCCCAATTGGCTGATGGGCAAGAAGGCCATTGGGGCCGGGACTGTCAGCGGCTCCGGCATGAGGGTGACGGTCACCCTTAAAAACCAAAAGGGCAACGCCCGTGGCCTGGATGACCGCACCCAATATGTTGAGCGGGCAATGCGGTTTCGCATCCGCAGGATTTACAACGGGATTAAGGGGGCCATCTCCCGGCAGCTCGCCCGCAAATACAGGAAGCTGGGCCAGCCCGTCCCCGCCCACCTCCAATTTGCCAACCGCCCGGATGAGCGTGGCATTGACGATTGATTTACAACCATGAAACCGACCAACCCCCTAACCTATGTTGACGGGCTGCTAGCCGCCCAGGTCACAGCCTATCTTGCCGAAACCGATTGGGCCGGAAAGGTGGCTGTCCACACGGGTGAAAACGATGGAGAGCGCACCGTCCCCTGCGTGGTGACTTATGCTGCAATGGCTAGCACCCCCGCCGATGTGCCGGATTTCCTCCGCAATTATGAGGTGCAATGCACCGTGATGGTGGAGAGCAAGGCAGACCCCCAGCCCGATGCCCCGGAGGAGGTGGCGGGGCTGGCAATGCACAGGGACATTGTGCAGGATGTCATGGATTGCTTGCGGGATGTAGAGGCTTTCAAGACCGCCGCCGCCGCAGACGGTCACAAGGTGTATGAGGTGCAGCCACAGGCCAACCAGCCGGAGCTGCTTGAGGATAGCCGCAGCTTCCAAACCTCCATTTCGTTCCTCATCGTTATGGTCTTTGACCTTCAGCCCGCTGGTTGACACGGGCGGTAAAGATAGAAACCAATGGCCTTCCCCAACGATACTGACCACGGCATCGCCCTTTGGAGGGGTGTCAACGGATACACCGGGATGTATGTGCAGAGCGCAACCTTCTCCAAGGAATTTGGCACGGTTGAGTATGGCAAGGATTCGTCCGGCAAGACCAAGAGCGTCCACCAAGGTGATTCCAATGTGAAGGCTTCCTTTGATGCGCTGGTGTTTGATGAAGCCACCCCGCCCGTCCCTGGGGCCATGATTACTTATGAGTCTTATCTGACCGGGGAGCTGACCAATTTCATTGTGATGAAAACCGAGCTGCGGGAGGAAAATACCGGGTATTCCCGATTCAGCATCACGCTGGAATCCTACCCGGATGTGACCACCACGCTGACCTAATTTGGCTTGTGTTCATGGTGACTGTGGGGCAGGGTAAAACCTGCCCCCTTTCATTTTATGGATGACCGATTTTTGACCGCCTTCCTGTCCCTTGAACGCCACAAGGTGGCGGGCCATACCCTGCGCCCGTTCAGCCTCCGGCACAGGCTGACGCTTGAGGCCATTGCCAGCCCCCTGCTTCCTGGCTCACCAAACGCAGGGAAGGCCACGCCGACCGACCTCATCCTTGCGGCACGGGTCTGCTCCATGCCGGATGCGTTTGATGCGGTGAGGCGGTCACGGTGGCTGGACAGGTTTTGGCTGGTGAGGATGACGCTGAACCCGTCACGCTACATGGAGCAGCTGGGCCGCTGGCGGGGCTACATCCTGGACACGGCCCAGCATCCTATCATTGCCGCCAAGACGGAGAAGGAGGGGCGCAGGGATAGCGGGGTTGATTGGATGCTCTCCGTGGTGTGTGGGCTGAAGCGGCTTGGGTTCACGGAGGAGGAGGCTTGGACGATGCCGGAGGGACGGGCTTTGTTTTACTTCTACGCCGATGCCATCCGTGACGGTGCGGAGGTGAGGATTGTGACCACGGAAGCGGAGGCCAAGCTGCCAGCGGCACGGGCGGCTGTGGCGGCTGCGGTTGCCAAGGCACAGGCGGCAGCGGAGGCCAAGGCTGGCAAGGGTGGGAAGCGTTGAAGATTGATGTTGACCTTGTGCGACAAGCCCCCCAACCTCAACCCGCAACCCAACACGCACCATGCCCGACATCATCCCCACCCCCGCCGACCCCACCACCGCAGAAATCCCTGCGTTCATCCGTGACAACCCCAAGACCCTTGCCGCCTTTGGCAAGGGGTGGAACGGCATCAGCACCCAATGCGCCCGCCTGTCCATCCCGTTTGACCCTGCCGCCGCTTGGCGGGCCGGGATTCAGATGGCCCAGCGTCAAATCCGGGCTGACGAAATCAAGGCCAGCCGCTAACCCAAGCGGCATATGAACGGGGGCCATCCTGCGGGGTGGCCCTCTTGCTTTTAGGGGGTTGCCCCCCGTGGTAATGACAAAGGGCATGGCTGAAGATATCGTCATCAAGGCCGGGTTTGACGGCACAAAGGCAGAGCGTGGCCTTGACCGTCTCCGTGCCTCCGCAAAATCCTTCAATGCCGATTTGACCGCCAGGCTGACGGGGGCATTTGCCGCCACCGCCCTGCTGGACAGGGGCATTGGGATGGCGGCGCGGACATTTGAAAAGTTTTCTGACATCGCTGACCGTGCTGAACGGGCGGGGATATCTGCGGAGGATTTCCAGCGGCTTGGGTATGCCGCCGAGCTGTCCGGCACAAGCATGGAGGCCGCAGCCAAGGCCATGCGTGAAATCCGCAACGCCACAGCGGAGGCTGCGGAGGGCAACGCCAAGGCAATGGATTCCCTTATGCGCCTTGGCTTCACGGAAGCGGAGGTGCGGAGCGGCAACCTCAAGAGCATTGATGTGCTGATGAGGATGGCCCAGGCTTACAAGCGGGCCGGGTCTGATGCCGAGAAATTCAGCGTGGCAACCTCCATCCTGTCTGCCCGCACGGGTTCGGAGATGATGCCCCTGCTTGGGGAGTCTGATGCCAGCTTGCAAAAGGCCATGAGCCGGGATGTGGTCAGCCAGGAGATGGTTGACCAATTCAAAACCCTAGGAGACCAAGCCAAGGAAGCCGCCCAAGCCTTGGAGATGATGACCGCCCAGGCAATGGGCTGGGTCATGCGTGGCTGGTCTAGCACGGTGCTTGTGCTTGAGGGTGTGCTTGACCAATTGGGTTCAGCCGCCGCCCGTGCCAAGGACAGGAACCTCCCCGAAAATGAGCGCAAGAAAGCGGAGCAGGAAGCATTGGGCATATTCGCTGAATACGAAAGGCACACACGGGTGGCCCTGCTTGGGCGAACCATTGACGGTCAGTTTATGACCAAGGAGAAGGTTGAGGGCATCCTTGACCAAAAGTTTGCCGAGCTGTTCAGCCCGGAATTGCAACGCCGCAGGGCAGAGGCCAAGAAGCCTTCCGCAAGGCAAACCGCCGAGGCTGTGGGCGAGGCCATGTCCATGCCCGTGGTTGCATCCTCCCTGGCACAGATTGGCGGCGGGGGCGGGGTCTATGGTGGCCCTGCCCAAATGGTTGACCTTGCTGACCGAACCGCCTCCGCAACGGAGCGCACCGCCAATGCGGTTGAGCGTCTTGCCAACCGTGAATTTGGCGAGCCGGAACCCGTGGTGAACGACAACTGATTTCCCAATGCCCCTCGACCCTAAAGCGAATTTCTCCCACTGGAAGCGGCACGGCTACAATTACAGCACATTCAAAGTGGCTGACAAGGAATTGCCCAGCAGCCTTGAGACGGCAACCATTCCCCTGTATGGTGATGAGGTGTTCAAGGGGTCGGGCCTGTATGTGTCCAAGATTCAAAAGCGATACAACGCCGACAAAACAATTTCCTATGATGTGGAGGCGGTGGGCATTGAAGCCCGCTATAAGGGCAAGACCGCCATTTGCATCCAAGGCATGAACACCTGCAATGCGGAGCCTATCGAGACGCATTGGAATTTTGAAGCGTTTGCAGGAACGCCAGCCAAGCGGCTGAACGGGGCCACCTTTGACAAGGAAGGAAGGTTCACCGGATTTGCCAAGCTGCCGGATGGAGGAAAGGACGCGGAGGGTAAGCCCGTCAAAAACTTTGCTGGCATCCGCTCATATCTTGCGCCCCGCATCACGCTGCGTGGGTATTTCCACATTGAGCAAAAGCAGCTTGATGAAAGCAAGGATTGGCTCAACCGCATGAGCGGATTGACCACCAAGACGGGAGACATCATGAGCATCCAACTAATCCCCGCCTACATCATTGCAGGAAATCCAACCCGTGACTATCTACTCACCAGCATCACCCCGGAAAATATCGTGATAGACACGCAGGGTAAGCCCAAGATTGTCAAGGTGACCTATGAGCTGATGAGCGCAGCCAATGGGTCAATGTATGGTTGGAACAAAGACATTTACATTAACGGCAGCAGCATCTGACAGATGCCACAGCCTTTCTTCAAAACCCCTGTTGGCGTTTTCGGCAACGCATCCGGCTTGCCGGAGGTTGCACCCGGCTCCCGTTCAATTCCGGGGAGCCTGCTGAACAATGTTGGGCGGGCCATAGATAGCGCACGGATAAACCCCAGCGAGGGTGTCCCGATGACCCGCACCCCTGGCGGCTCATCCATTGATTTCAACGCCATCATTGAGGCGGCACAGGGTGTGGCCCAACTGCTCCCGTTCCAAGTTATTCCGCAGGGGGTGGAGGCTGGGGCCATTGTTTGCATCATTGGAGAGGGGCGCATCTTTGGACGGGTGGATTGGGAGCGTGGGGATTTCTTCCCCGGCATCCCTTCCGCAACCTACTCCATCCCATCCCTTGGGGTGGCTGGCCTTGACCCTGCGTTTGCAGGGGAGCCTGTTTCCAACCAAGGAACCAATGACCCCAAAAACCCTGCGGCTAATTCCGCAAGCGGTGGAGGGGTGACAAACACGGCAAGCCCAAGCATGGGCGGGACGCAGAGCGGCAACGCCGGGAGCATCATGAATTGGAGCCACCAGGATGCCATCCACAATCAACCGCAAGGCAACGGCAATGCCGGGAGCATCATGGAATGGAGCAGCCCATTTTCATCTTGGACGGGTTCCAATCTTCCGGGCCAGCTGGGCCAATCGAATTACCAACCTGGCTCCGTCATCACATGGGGCAACCAAAGCGGTGTGCATAACACCCCCGGCAAATGAGTGACAAAAGCATTGTTCCGCTAGGCACGGGTGTCAGCATCAAGGCTGGCCTCAATCCTGCGCTTGGTGTTTTGCTGAACGCCAACCAAGCCACCTATTCTTTGGCCTCCGGCTCTGAATGGCATCTGCTTTTCATCAAAGCACAAAAGACGGAGGCGGGGGGCGGGTGGGCTTTCAGCCTCCAAAGCATGGAGGTTGAGCAAGCCGCCAATTTGGTGGACGATGACTCGCCCCGCATGGTGGATTCATTTGGCTATCCCATTGCGGTGACATCGGGCAAATATGATTACTCAACTCCGGCAATGCCCTATAAGGAATTGCCCGATGATGTCTCAACCATCCAAGAGGACAAGACCGCTGGGCCTTTGAAGGATTACCCGGATGAAGGCCCGGTGGATGTGCAGCTGACTTGGCTGAACAGATACAGCCTTCACACCACGGAGGAATTGGGGACGCACATTTACCCCATTGCCTATCACCGCATTGTTGGGGATGCAAACCCCGTGGCACAGGTCATTCAGATTGCACGGAGTGATTGGCATTTTTGGCCCCTTCCCAAGATGGGCATTTGGAGCAGACAGCCTTTCATTACTTCGCTTGCCAAGACCACCACCACCCTTCCCCCGCCCCCGCCGGAATGAGGGTGGTGATTTTTACCTGTGGGCGGGACGCAGGAAAGGCGGCATTGGCTACCCGCACCGTCCCCGCCGGGTGGCCCGTGGCGTGGTGCTTGGATGCGCCCGATGCTGACCTTCCATTGCCCAAGGGCGTGGCAAGGATTGTGGAGCCTTTCAAGCGGGGGGTGAACCTCTCCGGCCCTGCGGCTTGCTTTGGCGTGGCACGGGTCTTGGAACGGGAGGCACGGGTCACGGGCCGGGTTGCCAAGCTGGATTCCGACACCCTCCTGGTTGACCCTTCCTTTTTGCTGGTGGGGGAATTGGCTGGCGTGGCCCACGGGACGGGCGGGGGTGCTGCCTATGGGTTGGCCTATGCCCTTTCATCAAAAGCCGCTGGGCGGGCTGTGGAGGGGCTGCAAAGCGATGCCAAGCGGGACATCCTCCCTTGTGCGGAAGATGTGGCTATAACTAGGGCGGCACGGGCGGGGGGTGGGCTGATACCCTTGGAAGCCTGTTGGAACAGCCCCCACCGTGGGATGCCCCCCCAGGGAACCAAGGTGATTCATTGCGGGTGGACGGCTGCGGCAAGCCGGGAGGGGGATGGGGTGGCCCGTGAGATGCAGCGGCTGGGGGATGCCCTGGGGCTTTGGCGCAGGGGGTGACCCCTCCCTCCCTCCCCCCCCAATCTTTTTTTATCTAGGGTGTTGACAGGGTATGACAATGCCCCCAACCTGTCCCGTATGGAACCCACGCACATGACCACCGAAACCTTCAACCTCTCCACCAACGCCAAGGCCAACGGGCGCATCTCCGGCATGACGGGCCGCAGCCCCCTCAACCGCACCGTTGATGATGTCCTTGCCAGCAAGGATGCCAACCGCATTGCCGCCCTTGCCGCCGCCATCAACACCCGCCTTGAGGAAGCCACCGCCCATGAAGCCTCTGCCCTTCGCCGCTTCAACCGCACCAACACCCGCAACGCTGGGCGGGCCTACTCCAACGCCATGACGGTCACCGCCGCCCTTCGCAACGCTCTCGGCAACCTCTCCCGCTAACCATCACCCACCAACCCAGCCACGCACATGGAACCCTGCAAAGACATGACCACCATTGACCAAGCGGAGCATTACGCTTGGGAATCCCTAGCGGCCCTTGAAGATGCCAGCCTAGCCTTCCGGCTGGCTGGTGATAAGGCCAACGCTGAAGCCGCCAATGCCGCCCACGATTTGATGGGCAAGGCCATTGCCGCCATCCAAGCCATCAAAGCCACCATCTGAACCCACGCACATGAGCCAACCCAAGACGCACACCCCCTGCACCATCCGCTGGCGCAGACTCCCCAGCCACGCCCGCACCCAAGGCTGGGTGGGCATCCCCTACCACACCCAAGGTGAGCGGTGGGACACCTTCCGCTATTATGTCACCCCCGTGGAAAAGGACGGGCTGACCCTGTGGACGCAATGGGGTTCGTGGGTAGTTGACCCCACGGAAGATTGGGATTTCAACATTGATGGTGAGCCGCTGATTGACCCGGAGGTGTGCAAGATGCGTTGCCACCTCAATTGGCTGACCACCCTGGCTGACGCTGGGGCTTAAGCCACCCCGCCAGCCAGCCACGGGCCACCTAGGGTGGCCCTTTTCTTTGGGGGTTGCCGCCGCTGGTAATGACAAAGCATGGCAACAACGGCCCAGCGCATCATAATTGACACGGAGGCTGGGCGGCTGCTCGGTTCCTTTGGCGGTCTGACAGGGGTGACCAATCCCAATTTCATCCTTGGGGATTCCTGCCCCCTGGAAATCTACTTGGCTGGGCAGCAGGGCATTGGCGGGGTGATGGCTCCCGTTCCCTTCCCTGCCGGGGCCACCATCCGGGTTGCCGTGGGATTGGTCAACACCCAGCCCACCAGCGGTGATTGGACGCTATCATATGACGGGGATGAGACTGACCCGCTGGCGTATGATGTCAGCGCAGCCACCCTTCAAACCGAGCTGAACGCCCTTGCCTCCGTCACCTCCGCTGGCGGTCTGACCGTCTCCCAGGTTGGGACGCAATACCGCATTGCGTGGAACACCACCGGGGCCAAAGACCCCTTTGCCACGGGAGCCAATACGCTTGTCCCCGCCTCCACCCCCCAGGTGCAGACGCTCCAAGAGGGTGACGGGTCAACCAAGGAGGTGGTGCTGCTTAACCTGGCGGTCAACCCCATTGGCCTCACATCCACCTTTACCGACACCCCCGCCCCTGTTGGCTCCTATTCCCCCACCGGGTATTCCCTCACGGGCCTTGTGCGGGGCGGCTCTTACAAGCTAGAATTCAGCTGGGAGCAAGACGGTGACTCTTACACCACGCAAACGGATTCAATCCTTTCCTCTGCCAATACCCAACAGATTTCCCAAGCCATCTTCAATGCGCTGGTGAATGACGGCTGGGGGCAGATTACGGGCAACGCCACCACCAACGCCTGGGGGGTCAACGCCACGCAGCTGGACGCTGGGAAATGGCGTCTTGATTTCACCGCCCCCCAATTCACCACCGCCGTTCCCGTTGTCGCACCCACCGTCACGGACATCATCACCACGGATTTGGAGGGGTATGCCGGAAAGGTTGGGGTGCTTGGCTTCAACACGGTTGAGGCGGTTGCCTTCCTCGGCAATGAGGCCAGCCGCAACGCCATCCTTGAGGTGGAGATTGAGGATGCGGACGGGGTGCAGACCCTTCTCCAAGCCCCCTGCACCCTTGAGGGACAGGTGATTGCCGGAGGGGTTTATGCATCCATCCCCGCCTCCACCCCTCTGACGGAGGCGGTTGCCAACAATCGTTTCCTGCGCCGTGACGCTGACCAAACGCTGGATAGCACCAGCCAAAACCAGCTTTGGGAAAACCTCACGGGTGTCACCAGCCCCACGGGTGTTGACCTTGTGGCGGCTCTGACGGGTGCGGCCCTGCCCTCTGCGTCCAATGTCTTTGCCACCATCTCCGACCTGTCATCCTCCAACCCGTTCAACCAATCGCTGAACACCACGGACGATGTTGAATTTGCCAACATCACCACCAACGGTGATTTGCGGGTTGGGGATGTGGCATCCGTCAATGAGCTGAAGATTGAGGATGGGACATCAACCGTTTTCCTCACCATCAGCGCATCCGGGGCAATCTCAACCGATGCAGACGCAAGGTTTGGGAGCGTGACATTTTACGGGACGGGGCAGGACACAGTGTTTACCCACGATTCCATCACCTTCCAAAACATCGAGACGCTGAACCCGTCCACGCTGTCTTTGGCAAACGGGGTCAACACCCTTGAGGTGGACGCAGCTGACGGCATCACCTTCCCAGATGCAACGGTTCAGACATCTGCCCCCGTCTATTCCGCTGCCACCTCTATTCATTCCGGCGGGGGCGGTCACATTGACGCCAACGATTACCCGGATGAAATCCGCATTGTCATTGGCGGGGTCACCTACGCCATGCCCGCCCGCACCATCTGATTTATGCCGGAAATCAAATTTAAAAAATCCGCTGACTTCGCCCTAACCGTTGGGTATGTCCCTGCGGAGGGTGGCTTGCCCGACCTGTTGGGCTACACCGCCACCGCCCACCTTGAGGACGGGGCCGGGGTTTCCCACGCTCTGACCTGCGTGATGGCAGAGGATGGCATGAGCATTGAGCTGACCGCCACCAGCCAGCAAACGGATGAATGGCGTTGCGGGTCTGCCTCCGTTGATGTGCGCTTGACCAACGGCACAAGCGTTTTGACCGACACGCTGGTTTTTCCCATCATCAAGAACATCACGCCCCTGGCGGCAAGCTGACCGATGCCCTTCACCTTCACGCCAGGGGAGGGTGGTGGATGGGTGGTGGGAACCGCCGAGCCTACCGTTCCCCCGTTTGGTCAATTCACCTATGTGATTCAGCCCGTGGGCGGTTGGGAATTGGAGGACATGACCCAGCCCGCCACCTTCAACGGGGGGCTGGCAAGCATCGGCCCGATGGGGCCGCAGGGTATCCAAGGAATCCAAGGCCCGCAGGGGCCGCAGGGCATCCAGGGTGTGAAGGGTGATAAGGGTGACCAAGGCTTGAAGGGTGACAAAGGTGACAAGGGTGACCAAGGTGACCAAGGGCCGCAGGGTATCCAAGGAATCCAAGGGGTGAAGGGAGACAAGGGGGACAAGGGGGACACCGGGGACACCGGGCCGCAGGGCATCCAAGGTATTCCTGGTGTGGTGACCGCCACCGCCCCCATCACATATGATGCGCCCACGCAGACGGTGGGAATCAACACCACGGATTTTCTGCTGAGGGCTGGCAACCTGTCGGGCTTGGAATCCACCTCCACGGCCCGCAACAATCTTGATGTCTATTCAAAGGCTGAATCGGATGCGCTGGTTCCTGCCGCCTCAACCACGGTGGCGGGCAAGGTGGAGCTGGCAACGGAAACGGAGGCGGTGGCGGGAACCAGCACCGCAACCGTGGTCACACCTAGTGGGATTTACTTGAACAGGGTATCACCGGGAATGGGATTGCTGCCGGGAAATGTGTCCGTCGGCATAACATCGGGAACAGGTGCTGCCAGCAACGCATCAATGTTTGGCATCACCTGTTTCGGCCCGGACGCTGGTGTGATTGGATATGGTGGTCGAAGGTTCCAAATGAACAATGGTCAAATCGGTTCGCT